ACATCAACATCAAAGAAACGATTAGTACAACAGCACCTTACGAAGTGAAGCAACGCATCCAACACGACATTAGAACATCGACTTACAAGGACGAGTTCACCGACGGTGCTTTCGGGTGGCACATCGAACGGGGTGCATATGGTAAACCAATAGGAGGTTATTTAATGCGATTGAATTACATTCGTGAAGTGAAGGAGAAAGAGCGTAATTACATTGCACCTGATTTTCAAGCTATTTATTCAAACATTTAAAAATATGGAAAACGAAAAGTATGTAGGCAAAGGTTGGTCTAACCAGTACGGGGTTAAGGTTCAACTTAAAAAACAAGATTTGTTAGATTTACCCACCAACCAATACGGGGATATTGAGGTATTTGTAGGGCAACGCAAAGAGGTTGACCAAAAGAGCAAAGCAACGCACTGGGTGAAATGGAAGGCGAAAGACGCACCGGTGCAAGCACCGAGCGAAATCAATCCGGCACTCAAACCCGCCGTTGATAAATTGGCTCAACATGGATGGAGCACCGATAACGATTTGCCGTTCTAAATGCACCCACTAATCGACCTCGTGACTAGCCACCGTGGCATCAAGAAGTACTGCCTTGAATTGGCGGGGGATCTTGGCCATGACCTTTATCACGAGGTTGTTTTGTACCTTTGCGAGAAACCGGAAGAGCAAAAGAACCAGTTGCTCAATTCATCGTGGTACTTGTTTGTGATTCAAGTAATCTACAACACCTACTATCTACCGAGATCACCATTCAACAAGAAGTTCAACCCATCGCAAGAAACGGTTGGAATAGATCAAGTGGAGTTTATCGATGAAGAGTACAACCAAGAGCAAGACCGGCAAGACTCGGAAAGGATTGAAAGTATAAAGCAGAAAATGACAAAGCTCGAATGGTACGAAGGTGTGATTTTTCAAATACACCTGGAAGGGGTGCCGATGAAAAAGATTTCACGCGACACCAAGATTCCGTACAATTCCGTTCGAGCGACAATTAGAAACGTAAAAAATAAATTAAAATGATAGTATTACTTTTGGCGGTGTATTCCGCTTGTATTGGAGTGGTGATGACTAAGCTCACCGACATTGGCGAGGCAATCGGATTCAAGCCATTCAATTGTTACATTTGCCTATCTTGGTGGATCGGTATTGCCCATGGCTGCCTTGGGTTACTTACTCACCGGATCGACATTATAGATGTGGTCGGTGTTGGTGGTTTATCCTCAATACTCGCCTACATTTTTGTAGATGTTATTTTATACAGAAACCGATGAATGGAAGAAAAATGATAAACAGAATGACAGAAGATCAACTCAACAGATTAGAACCGTTATATCCGAAATGGTTGGAATATCAGCGCGTTCGTGTATTTAAATTGGCACCTGAACAAATGGCAATCGTTGGTTCAGTATGGAGCGAAGTCATGGGCCGTAGATGGGTGAGCGGTTGTGTTACGTGCAATGTAAGTGCGTTTACACGTGTGTTCTCAATGTACGAAAAAGAAAGAGATCGTAGATTCCGCGAGAATAGCGAAGCCATTGCAAAAGCTGTGTTCATGGAAAGTGAACCGGAAGAAATTGTGAACACTAAAGAAGAAACCGATGCCACTCCCAAAAAGAAAGTCAGAAGAATCAAAAAGTGATTTCATGGATCGTTGCATGAGCGATGATACCATGAAGAACGAATACACCGACAGCGTTCAAAGGTTGGCCGTGTGCAACGCGTTAGGTCGCAAGAAGTACGAACTATTCCAATCCTACAATGACTACCCGCAAGCGGTCCGTAACAACGCTAAGCGCGGCATTGAACTGAACGAAAAGAACGGTAACAAATGTGCTACGCAAGTCGGTAAGGTTCGAGCTCAACAGCTCGCAAATGGTGAGCGCGTGACGGTTGACACGATCAAACGGATGTACTCCTATTTGAGTCGTGCGAAAGAAGATTACGAACAAGCAACGCCCCAGGATTGCGGATACATTTCCTACCTTCTTTGGGGTGGGCTTGCTGGCCTTCGATGGAGTGAAGCAAAGTTGAAGGAGCTCGAGAAATGAACGATACAAAAGAAAAGAATGTTATCGATGAAGCCATTGGCGCGGTGGAGCTTTACGCTACCATTGCCAACTTGTTGATGGATATAGCAGAAACTGCCGATCACGTGAACGTTGGTGGTGCTACCGATTACGAATTGAAGCTTATGTGTATGCAAAAGCTGAAGGATATTGTAAACAAAATCGAAATCTAATGCCACGCGGGGAGAATTTTAAGGACAAGGAAACCGCGAAGAAGCACGGATTTAAAAGCCACCCCGAAAACATCAATCGGAATGGAAGGCCACGGGCGTTGAAGAACGTGATCAAAGAGGTGTTTATGGAAGAGTTTGACATTACCCTTTCATCCAGTCAAGCCAACGATATGATCATGGCAATGCTTTGCATGACTGAAAAGCAAGTCAAGGACCTGGGCGAACGTGAGGATGTGCCATTCTGGTTGAAGATGATCAGCAAGAAGATGGAGCGTGACATGAGTCGCGGTTCAATCCACCTTATGGAAGTTCTATTTGATCGCGTGTACGGAAAGCCAAAGGAAACGGTTGACACTACGGTATCGATGCCACAAGCGGAAATCAATGTTGGAATAATCAAAGGGAGTGTTGACCTTGCCGATAGTGAAGATGCAATAATTTTAGATTGATGTTTCAAACGTCGGTAATTTTTGAGCGCAATTACAATTCAATTGCCGAGGTTATAGTCAATCAAGGTGGTACAAGTTCCGGCAAGACTTACTCCATCCTCCAGGTGCTTTGCTTGAAAGCCATCGAGCAACCGGACCAAGTGATCAGTGTTGTAGGCCAAGACGTTCCGAACCTTAAAAGCGGTGCTCTCCGAGATATGCAAGCAATTGTAGCGAGCTCAACCGACATTCAAAGCTGGATAAAAAGCTACAACGCGAGCGATCGTATCTTTACGTTTCACAACGGCTCTATCATGGAGTTTAAAAGCTACCAAGATTCCCAGGATGCAAAGAGCGGAAAGCGTGACTACTTCTTTCTGAATGAGGCGAACGGGATAAGCTTTGAAATCTATTCCGAGCTCGCCATGCGAACCAAGAAGCAAGTGTTCATTGACTACAACCCTAACGCTCGCTTTTGGGTCCATGAAAAGTTGATCGGCAAAGACGGTGTTGAGTTAATCATTTCCGACCACCGACACAACCCATTCCTTCCCGAGATCATTCGCAAAAAGATTGAAGCGTTACGCAGTGACGATGAAGAACTTTGGAAGGTGTACGCCCGAGGGATGACCGGCAAGATTGAGGGTTTGATTTATCGCAACTGGGGAACGATTGGAACGATACCGAGCGAGGCGCAACTGCTTGGTGCGGGATTGGATTTTGGGTTCACGAACGATCCCACCGCGTGCGTTATGGTGTACCGGTACAACGGAGAATTGATCATTGACGAATTTATGTACCACAAAGGGCTAACAAATCAGGACATTGCCCAGGTATTTGCCCGTGCCGGTATCAATAACAATATGCCGATCGTGGCCGATTCAGCAGAACCGAAAAGTATTGAAGAAATCCGGCGCATGGGATGGCGAATTGAGGGTGCCAATAAAGGAAAAGACAGCATACTAAACGGCATCGATATATTGAAACGGTTTCGCTTTAACGTAACGAGTAGAAGTGCCAATCTAATCAAAGAATTGAACGCCTACAAATGGAAAGAAAAGGACGGCAACGCTACCAACGTACCGATTGATTCCTTCAATCACGGCATGGACGCATTGAGATATTTTGCATTGAATAAACTAGCAGAAAAAAACGTAGGAAAATATGGGATTAAATAAGAAGAACAACAATGTTTGGCGCACCTTAACGGTTGGCCAATGGCAAATGATCCAAGAGGTGCAACACCTGGAAGGATGGGATTTGATGCGCTCGGTAACTGCGATCGTTGACGGCGGTTACTCCAAGGTAGATCAGTACTCACTGCCCGATTTGCGCAAGCGTTACGAGTCAATCGTGAACCAGCTGAATGAAGAACCTTACAAGCCATTCAAGAATTTTGTGAAGGTGAATGGAAAGCGTTATTGGATCAATCGATTTTTTGAGGACGTGTGCACGGCGCAATTCGTGGAGATCAGTGAGTGGACCAGTGACCAAGAAAAGATCAATCAAAACATTCACTTAATCGTTGCATCGTTGATGCGTGAGGTAACGCCGTTTTGGATTGCAAAAAAATACGATGGCAATAAGCATTTTGAGCGGGCAAAGGATGTGAAGGAAAAGATGTTAGCCGTTGAAGCATTGGGATTGTCCGCTTTTTTTTTGGGCAGTTGGATGCTGTTTCTAAGCGATTCCCCAAGATTTTTAAATCAACTAATCCAACAGACGAAACAGGACTTGACACCGGAACTGGATTTGCAGAAAAGTACAAGTGGTTGATTTTGGTTGACACGTTAGCCGGTGGTGATGTGCTCAAATGGAAAGATATTTTTGACCTCAAAGTGATTGAGTTTTTTATCTACGTGAATTATTGGCAAGATAAGATGGAGCACGAAAGGGTAGAAGTCAACAAGCAAATAGCAAAATCTAGATTAAGGTAACATTTTCGATTTTGTAATTCTATTGTTATGGCATCAAAGTTTATTCAGCTTGATAGTATCGGATTAGATCCCGAACAAATTAGCACTGAATTTGAGGGGGTTGATAAGATATTAACCGACTGGGCAAACACTGCCATTGACGCGTTTAGGCAAAACTTATCCAAGAACGGGAGCGATGCCACCTATGTACTTGCCCAAGGGATCATTCCGTTACCGGTAAAAAGGTACGGCAAAGATTACGCCATCGAGATCGAGGCACCTGGATATTGGAAGTTTGTAGAGTACGGGGTGAAGGGTCGGTTCGGTTCGCGCAAGGCACCGGATTCTCCCTTCCAGTTCAAGGACAAATTCCCGCCCCGTGAGCCGTTCAAAAAGTGGATGGCAGCGAAAGGGATAAGCCCAAGAAAAGGACAAAGCATAGATGAAAAGGCGCGTGAAATTCAGCACTCGGTTTACAAGTACGGGGTAAGGAAAAACCCGTTCGTTTCTCCATTCGTTACGGATGAAGAAATTACTAGGCTCGCAATTAAAGTGGCCGATTACATCGCACAAACAAGCATTGAAGTAACACTACCAAGATAATGGCAATAACGATTTTAACCCAAGTAACTGAACCAAGGTATTCACCCGCGGGAAATCCGTTGGTGTATCTTGTTGATAGTGATAACAAGACAGAACCGAACTTCCGATACGTGGCAAATGTTTCTATAAATGGAAACTTGGTAGCTAAGTTAAAGACGGTTCCAAGTGCTAGCAATAGCAACTATGGAAGATTCAATTTTCAGGAAATTGTGCGAGGATATTTTGAAGTAATACCTAACATGATTAACACGGGATTTTCAGAGCCTCAAAGTTTTGGATGCCCTTCTCAATACATTGAGTTCGACGTTGAATTTGACGAAGAGTACACGGGTGGAAGTTCTGCTCCAACCGACGCGGAAACGGCTATCATTTACAATGGGGCTTGGACTGTTTTTGACTTTGTGCAATTTCCAAACTTTAAAACTAATTATTGGTTAGATAGCGATGCAGTTAGTAGTCGATTACCATTGACCACCCGACCACAATCAGCCAAGGCAGTTGCTTCGGTAACGTACAATCAAAGCGGAAATCTTTATTTTTTATGTAGTAAAGAAGTTGACCCAAACATTGATTACATACGCTATCAATATTACGATTCCGAGAATGCGTTGATTCGTGAGTATTACCTACCAACGATCAATCAAACGTCACACGCATCGAGCGAGCAAAACGAGTACAACATGATTGCCGTTCCATTCATGCCTTTGGATGTGCGCAATTTAAGTTCAAGTTTAACAAGTGATTCTCAAAGTGGCGATGTTGATTTTCCTGTTGCGCCGAATATCCTCGGCACGGGTTACTATACTGTTACTGGATTTCAAGATGAAGGAATTAACCAAGCAACTATTGAATACGTTGTACGGTTAACCGATGAGTGCCCACGATACGACTTTACCGAGGTGCATTTTGAGAACCAATTAGGTGGGGTTGATAGTTACGTGTTCACCAAGCCAAACCGAGAAAGGCAAAGCATTCAAAGAGTTGAAGCGAGCCGTCCGTATTTGACGGATACATTTACCGATCCTGGTGTTTATGGAAACTACATTAACTTTTCCAAGTACAACGCACAAGTAGATTACAATAAAGAGTTCACCGTTTCTTCTGATTGGTTAACCGATGCAGAATTTGAATGGTTAGCTGAAATGGTGCGCTCACCACGTCTTTGGTTACGCAAAGCATTTGAAACAGGAGATGGAGTTTTGGAATACTTAGTTCCCATTTTGGTAACCGATACAAGCTACAACGTTTGGAAACGTGACTTCGACCAACTTCACACGCTCACCATTACCTACAAATTCACCTTTGACGAATCGATGCCGTTATGATAACAGAACTTTACATTGACGGCAAAAGATTGGATTTAAGCGATGATATTGATATTCGTTTAACCTATTCCATTACGGACATAGAAAACCCCGTAGAGCGCAAAGGAACGGTTAGCAGAACCATTGAAGTGCCGGGAACTCCGCACAACGATAATGTGTTTGGTTCCATTTACCGATTTGATCAGTGGGTAATTGGGTTTGACCCTAGCGTAAGGGTGAACTCTTACGTGTTGCAGAACGGTGTTGAAGTGTTCAATGGCATTGCGCAATTATTGGCGGTTAAGAGTGACGGTCAATTTAAGACGTATGAAGTCGGTTTGTACGGGGAAAACGTCAACTTATTTAAGCAGTTAGGAGATAGCGAATTGACTGACTTAGATTTCAGCGAACTTAACCACGAATGGGATGGAAGTAATATTGTGGATGCGTGGACTAATTCGGTAGGCAGTACGGGCAACGATTACTATTACCCCGCTATCGACTACGGTCAAGCGAGTTTCACACGTACACAGGCACCAAGTCCGTACGCTGATGTGTTTACCACGGGTGATTTTTACCCCGCGATTTCCGTTAAGAAGTACGTTGACAAGATCATAGGCGGTGCGGGATTTACTTATGTGAGTAACTTCCTTACCTCGCAATGGTTTAAGCAGTTGATAGTACCGTATGGCGTTAGTGGTGTGCCTTACATTACCCAAGAACAAGCGCAAACAAACTTGTTTTATATTGGTCAAAATACTGATTTAACATATACGGGAACTATTGCAAATACGGTTTATCAATTTGGTACAGATACTCCCGCTCCTTATTTTAATGGTGGTTCATATAATCCAATTACTTACAAATTTACCGCTCCATCTGATAGAACTTACAATTTTCAAGTAAATGTAAATGCAACTTGCGTAAGTGGAACATTGCCACTTGGTCAAGTATTAGTTAGAAGTAGAATTAGAAAAAATGGTGTTTTAATTGGTTCAAATTTTGACCTTGTTTTTGGATTTAACACGCCTGCAAATACTACAAAATCACAAAGCTTTTTCCTTCAAGATACTGCAAATGCAGGTGATCAATACGATGTAGTTTATTCAATTACCCAAAATGTTACCGATGTAACCCGAATAAATAATGAATCTTATTGGCTTAATCAAATTGAAGGCACACCAAAAATGCAACCTGGGGATGACTGGAACATGAATGAAACCATTGTACCCAAGGTTAAGCAATCCGATTTCCTTATGTACTTGGTTCGTATGTTCAACTTGTTTATCATGCCTGATAAGTACGATCCGAAGAAACTATACATCGAACCGTTTTCCGACTTTTACGATACTTCAACTTACCTCGATTGGACTTCACGTTGGGATGTTGAGAAAGGTTACGAAGTAGTCCCATGTGGATACATGAACCCAAAAACTTACAAGTTCAGTTACAAGGATGCGGGCGGTTACTTTGAGAAGCGTTACCAAAGTGCGTATCAATCAAGTTACGGTTCACGTACCTACATTAGTTCAAATGAGTTCAGCAATGGTGAGCAATCCGAGGATGTTGGATTTGGCAATAGCGTAATGGTTGGATTTTCTCCGAGCCCACGCATTTACGCACGTTATTACGACATGGATAACAAAGGAACTGCGAGCGGTGGCGATGTTGAATTGAACGTGAAGCCTGTTACCCCAAACCTTCGTATTCTTTACCATGAGTACATTGAATTTCCAAGCGATACGGAATTTGTTTTCGAGGGTACTGAATACACTAGTTATCCGTACGCGGGCAATTTAGACAATCCGTACAACCCAACCTACGATCTTTGCTTTGGCATTCCACGTGAGTTGTACTATCAATCCGATGAAACAAGCGGAGCGATTTATAGGTACACCAACAACAACCTATTCAATCGTTTTTGGTTGGATTACGTCAACCTATACACTAACAAAGACGCAAAGAAAGTCAAGTTATTTGTACAACTTTCGGCAGTTGACGTGTTGAATCTTGACTTCCGCAAACCGATTTATATTAACGGCACTTTGTTTTACCTTTTGTCGGTAAACGATTACGATGCAAACAGCGACGAATCAACTTCAATCGAACTTTTGAAAGTATTGGATTTGGCACCATTCACTCCAACCGTTTTCCAATTAACGGGTGGCACCGGAGCATTTATTTCAGACGAACCTAAACCCCAGTTAATTACAGAATAATGGCAGATACTACTAAGGATATTTTGTTACGCGTAAAGACGGAAACCGACGACGCAAACAAAGATTTTAAATCATTAAAGGACGAATTAAGGCAAATAGAAAAAGCCTTAAATGATATGTCCAATGCTGGCAAAGCAGGTTCGGCTGACTTTAAAGTTTTGCAACAAAGAGCGGGGGAGGTTAAGGATCAGATAGGTGATACCAAGGCAGCGATTAAAGCTTTGTCTTCCGATACTTTCCGGTTAGATGCGTTCAGTCAAGCAGCGCAAGGAATTGCCGGTGGTTTCGCAGCTGCACAGGGTGCGATGTCTTTGTTTGGTTCAGAGAACAAAGCGGTTGAAGAAGCGATCAAGAAAACACAGGGAGCAATGGCATTGCTTCAAGGTGTGACTGCTATTACAAACATCCTTCAAAAAGATAGTGCGTTTTCGTTAGCATTTTTAAGTAAGGCGCAAAAGGCAAATGCAGCTGCAACGGAAGTAGGCACGAAAGCCACAAAAGGATTTTCGAAGGCGTTAATGGCAACGGGAGTTATGGCTTTGGTGGCGGGATTGGGTTTGCTTATTGCAAACTTTGACGATGTAAAGAAGGTTGTGATGAACCTTTTGAAACCGTTTGATGGGATCATTGCAAAGGTACGTGACTTTTTGAGCACCATTTCTTTCGGGTTGATTGATAATGCAGCAACGGCAAAGACCAAAGAGAACGCTGATAAAGTGGTTGAAGCCTTCAATAAAACGAAGGATGCCATGAAGGAAGCAGAAAAAACGATCGAGCGTAGAATTGAACTAGCCAAAGCAGAAGGAAAGAGCGCGAAGGAAATCTACAACCTTGAAAAGCAACTTGCTGATCTACGGATTAAGAACTTAAAAACCGAACAAACAGCACTTCAAACAAAGGTTAAAGCCGGTAACGCTACCGACGATGAAAAGAAGCGCATTAAAGAATTGACCACTGAAATTGCCGATGCCAATAACAAGCGGTTGGTCCTGGATGCGAGCTACCAAAAAAGTGTTGACGATGCCAATAAAAAGGCTAAGGAGAAAAGGGATGAAGACGCTAAAAAAGCTAAGGAAAAAAAGGATAAAGAAGATGCTGATTTAAAGAAGAAACAAGAAGAAGATGCCAAGGATTCAGAAGAACGTAGAAAAAAAGAATTTGATGATAGCATCAAGGCAAACGATGCCTATTACGCCCATTTAATTGCAGTTGCTAAACTTAATGACCAAGAAACTGAAACATTAGAAATTCAGAAACTTGAAAAGCAACTTGAAATTGAAAAGAAATTTGGTAACGATACCACTGCCTTAGCTGATGAAATTGCTTTAAAGAAAAAGGAAATTAGCGATAAGCAATTAGAACAACAACGTGCGCAACTTGAAATCCAACGTCAAGACTATTCTCAAAGCTACGATGAAATAAAAACCATTTTAGACAATGCGTATAAAACTGGATTGATTACTCAAAAGCAATATAATGAAGCGACGAAACAATTAGACAGCGCACAACTTCAAGGAAAGATGGCGTTGACCAAGGCCGTTGCTGATTTGTTTGGTAGTTTATCGGATGCGTTAGGTAAGGAAACAAAAGCGGGCAAAGCACTTGCAACCGCCCAAGCTTTGATTAATACCTACCTTGGTATTTCGGAAGTGTTAAGAGCAAAGAATCCGTATCCCGAACCATTTGGAACGGCGGTAAAAATTGCCAGTGCAGCAACAATCGGTATTAATGGTTTTAATACTGTTAAATCAATCAATAAAGTTCAAGTGCCCGGTGGTGGCGGTGGTGGTCCAGTTGGTTCAATGCCTAACTTTTCAGCTGCACCGTCTTCCATGGCTGGAAGCACTCCAACAATTGGAAGCACCCAACTGCAACTTGATGCCCAGGGTAACCTTCAACAATCGGTAAAAACATACGTGCTTGAAACCGATATTTCGGATAAGCAGAAACGATCAAAAAGACTTTCACAAACCGCAACATTAGGAAAATAATGGAACTACCAATTTACAAACTAGTAATCAATCCCGAGGATGAAGAAACAGGGGTTGAGTTCGTGGCACTGGTAAACACGCCAGCCATTGAGCGAAATTTTCACGCGTTCAAATCGCATAAGTTCACCGCCGATGAAGAGAAAAGAATCGTAACCGGTCCGTTAATGATTCCCGATCAATTGATCTATCGAAGGGATAATTCCTTTGGGGAATACTACGTGACTTACGATGCTGAAATGGTGAAGAAGATCGCTGAAAAATTTATGCGCGATCAAAATTCCAACAACGTAAACAAGGAGCACAAAGACCCGGTAGATGGAGTGTTCATGTTTGAAACCTTTTTAAAGGATTCGAGCCGTGGCATTTCAGCACCCAAGGGATTCGAGGATTGCCCCGAGGGTACGTGGTTTGGAAGTTATAAAGTTTATAATAATGATATATGGAGCCAAGTGAAGGACGGCACGTTCAAAGGATTTTCTGTTGAGGGTGAGTTCTTACACGTAGCACACGCCGAGAACTTTTCTAAGAACGTGGAAATCACTACGTTATTGGATGAAATCATTTCGTTGTTGTAACTATTTTCTGTCACTTTTTCCCCTATTGTAATACTATTGATAAAGTCAAATTTATGGACATAAAAGCAGAATTGTTAAAGATCAAATCTTACTTAATGTCTTCAGAATTGCCTACTGATCCTACCGTAGAAGTTGGAGAAACGCCCGCCGTTGAACACAACTTTGCAGAGTACGAAACTGCTTCCGGTGTTAAGGTTAAGATTGACGGAGAAATTGCCGTTGGTGTTCCAGTTGTTGCAATTGCTGAAGATGGTACTGAAGCTCCCGCCCCTGATGGTGAGCACGAAATTCTTGGTGTTGCAAAGATCGTTGTTAAAGACGGTTTGATTGCTGAAATCATGCCATTGGAAGAAGAGCCAAAGATCGAGGTTGAAGTTGAAATGGCTGATGTTATGCCAGTTGTTGACATCACCGCTGAATTGCAAGATCGCATTGTGAAGCTTGAAGGTAAGTTAGATGAATTGATGAAGAAGTTTGAAGGAATGACAAAAGCAACTGAAGCCATGACTGCCGTTGTAGAAGAAATTTCTACCCTTCCAACTGCCGAGGTTTCCAAGCCAGCATCGTTCACTTACTTGTACCCAAAGAGCAAGCAGAACGCAAACATTGACAAATTTTTACAAGCACTAAAATAAAAAAAAGATGAGTTTTTCACTTACTGGATTAACTTCTTACGTTAATCAAAACACACTTCCATTGATGACCAAAGCCGTTTTCGGTGCAAAGTCAATTTCAATGGCAAACAAAATGGTTGGACTTAAAGGTACTTCCGCTATCAACATCATGGACACCACCGCTCCATTTGCTTACGGTGTTACGTGTGCTTTTGCTGATAACGGTACTACTACTTTCAGCCAGCGTAACATTGCTGTTAAGCACTTGAAAGTACATGAGTCTTTGTGTCCTCAAGCGTTGGAGCAAACTTGGTTGCAGCACCACCTTCCTCAAGGTTCTTTGTACCAAGCTATCCCATTTGAAGAGGCGTACGCAAACCAAAAGGTTGCTATGATTGCTCGTCAATTGGAGTCAATTTCTTGGGTTGGAGATAGCACTGAAATCGATGGTTGGAAAGATGTTATCGATGCAGCTTCCGGCGTAATCGATGCGAACACTAATGCCTTCACTGGTAACGGTGTTACTCCAATTTCTAAAGCAAATTTCACTGCTAACGCTGCCGGTACTACTTCACGTCGCACTGTATTGCAAGCGATTGAGCGTGCAATTCCTACCGACATTTTGGGTACTGACGATGTTGTTGTTTTCTGTGGATGGGATGTATTCCGTTTGTTCCGTCAAGACATCGTAGCTTCTAACTATTTCAACCTTTCTTACTACGATGGTATGCAAGCTGGTGAAATGGTTATCCCAGGATCCAACATTAAATTGGTTGCTGTTCCAGGATTGAACGATGGTATCGGTGGTAACACTTCATTCTCTATCTACGCTATGCGCACTTCCAACTTGGTATTCGGTACTGACTTGTTGAATGAGCAAGAGAAATTCGAAATCTTCTATGCTAAAGAAGCAATGAACGTTCGTTTCGTTTGTGAGTTCAAAGCTGGTTTCCAGGTTGCATTCCCTGATCAGATCGTTAAGTTCGTAATGGCTTAATCAATAGATTGAACAATTAACCAAGGGGTGGGTGAAATCGCCCACCCTTTTTTTGTATATCAATAAAGAAATAAAAATATGAGTTGCGCATTAACCGCTGGTTACACTTTAGGGTGTAAAGACAGTGTGGGTGGTATCAAACACATCCACATTGCAAATCAATCTTCCATCACTTACGACGCTCCCGCAGCCGGTGAAGTTGCTACCGTTACCGGTACTTTCTTCAAGTATCAGTTGCCAATCAACACGGCACAATTCACTGAAACTGTAACGTCTTCAGAGCAAACTGGAACTACTTTCTACACAACTGAATTGACCATTCAATTGCCTAAGTTGACCGCTGCCCTTCGCAATGAGTTGAAGCTTATGGCACAAGCGAAATTGGCAGTTGTTGCTACCGATCGCAATGGTGTTCAGTGGATTCTTGGTTACGAAAACGGAGTAAATCTAACCACTGGCACCGGTGCAACTGGTACAGCTATGGGAGATTTGAACGGATTGACATTGACATTCTCTACCAACGAAACGAGCCCAATCGTTGTATTGGAAGAAATTTTGCCTTAATACCTTTCCATATTAGTTTTGGGGGATCGGAAACGATCCCTTTTTTTGTTGTTACTTTTTTGAGTTTTGTAATACAATAGTTATGCAGTTACTTAATTCCAATGAGGTTAACCGGTTGTTCTTTACTGCCACCGAGTTTTATAGCCAAGGTGATACGCTGTATTTGAATATCCATCACATTTCAACCAACAATGACTTCTTTTATTCCTTCGCGAAAACGAGTGATCTATCTTTCCAAACGGATCGTTACAACGCATTCAATGTTTCTATTGGAAATATACCAGGAGGCCAATGTACTTACACGCTTTACGAGGGCGAAAGTGGTGCGTCCAGTCCGGAAGATGCTGAAGTTTTAGGAGTGTTGGAGTGTGGATTGTATCAAATAATTGAATCGGAAACAAACGATACCGTGTTTTCTGCAAACACGATCGAATATATTGAGCCAAATTTATGAGCGCACGTAGAATAAAAGGTAGTTATGGGGTCGCAAAGACCGACGTAATGGCCAAAACAAAACAGAACTTTGAATCGAAGTTACCTGAATATAAGGTAATGAATGGGAAACCATACGTGTTTTACGGGGAAAGAAACAACTATCCTTCCTATTTATTGGAGATGTACCAACGTAGCGCAAAGCATAACGCTATTGTAAACGGAAAGGTGAACTATATCACCGGCAAGGGATGGACGTACGACCCCAAAGATTTGGCCGCCGATCTTGTTACAGAACTAAACCGTATGTTGGAAGATCCCAACCCATACGATGACTTGAACGACATTCTTTACAAGGTTACCCTTGACTTTGAGATCTTTAACGGGTTTGCGCTCGAGGTTATTTGGAACTTGCAAGGTAAGATTTCACAAATTGCACACGTGAACTTTGGTAACCTTCGCGTGAATGAAAAGCAAGACAAGTTCTATTTCGCCCAGGAGTGGAAAGAGTTTGGTGAACCGGAAGGATTAAGAGAGTACGTGGCCTTCAATCCCGAGAACAAGCTCGGAAAGCAGTTGTTTTACTATTCCAGTTATGCGCCGTCTGTAAAGTATTACCCTATTCCGGAATACCTCGGCGCACTTGCCTACATCGAAACGGATGCACGCATTGCAAACTACCACGTGAACAACCTTCGAAACGGTTTCCTTGGTGGTTATTTATTCAGCTTCAACAACGGTGTTCCAACCGATGAAGAACAACGCGACATCAAGCGTCAATTAATTACCCAAATGCGAGGTGATGAAGGCGAGCGCATTGTGGTTGCATTCAATGACACCAAAGAAAACGGGTTGGAAATTTCAGCACTGGAAGCGAACAACCTGGACAAGCAATTTGAGATTTTAAACAACACCATTCAGACCGAAATCTTTGTTGCGCACCGCGTTACATCACCTATGCTATTCGGCATCCGTACATCCGGGCAATTGGGTGGACGCTCGGAGTTGATCGAGTCTTACGAGCTGTTTAAGTCGGTGTACGTTGAGGACCGCGTGCGTAAGATCGAAAAGGTTTTCAATTACATTTTGGATTTTAACGGAGTTGGAGTGTTGGAGATTTTACCGACCGATCCAATCAAAGAGCAATTGTCTGAACAGACATTGACCACCATTGCCAGCCGTGCTGAATTGCGCGAGATGGCGGGATTGAAAGATGACACGGTAGATGTACCAAAAACAACCGACAGCATCCAGGCGTTGAGCCCGTTAGTGGCCAACAAGGTTCTCGAGAAAATGAGCGATAACGAAGTTCGTTCGTTGATAGGACTTAACCCAGCCCCGGAAAGCCAAGTACCACCACAAGAAACGTCAACAAGCTTTCACGGATTCAAGCGTAACGACAAAGTTGAGTTAGATTTGTTCCAGCAATTTGGCCAAAGCAAGGAGAATTTTGTTGAGTTGAAAGCTCGAACCATGCGATACGGATTCGAACTTCAAGAGCAAGAATTTGCGAGCGAGTACGAAGAACTTGACAGCAATATCTTGAAAGAAATCAAGAAGGATCCAACCATTACAGCCGAAGACATTTCGCGTCGGTTAAGCACGTCCGTTGAAAAGATCAGCGAGCGCATTAGTGCGTTGGTTGAAAAGGGAGCGATCAATCTTCGTGGCGCATTGAAAGAACTAGGGGATAACGCCAAAGACTTTATTAAGCCGGATCGACCCGAAAGTGAGCCGTTGGTTCAAGTAATGTACCGTTACGATGTGCTTCCCGAGTTTGGTCCACAAAAGTTGATTGACGGTAGCCGTGAGTTCTGTATCAAAATGATTGAACTGGGTAGGTATTATACCCGCAATGACATTAACCAAATTTCGCAAATCATGGGGTATTCAGTTTGGGAGCGTCGAGGTGGATGGATGACATTGCCCGATACCAACACACATATTCCTTCATGTAGACATTCTTGGTTCCAAGTATTAGTTAAGCCAAAGCCATGAGCCAAAAAGCATTATTCATATCAGAAAAGCAATTGAAGGATGCCTCGTTAATCAACGAGAATGTATCCATGTTTAAGTTGCGACCAACGGTGATTATGTGCCAAGAGATGTACATTCAACCGATTATTGGAAGTGATCTATACAAGCAGTTGCAAAATCAAATCATTGCCAATACCTTGACCAATGATAACGAAACTTTATTAGCCGATTACATCCAACCATGTTTACAAATGTGGGTTATGATGGAAGCACCAATGGCTTTAGGTTTCCAGTTCAGAAACAAGAACATCGAACGTGGTACGGATCAAAACAGTACACAAGCGAGCGTAGAAGAATTGCAAAAATTGATGGATATGTACCGCAACAAGGCGCAATGGTATTCCGAGCGCGTGACGCGTTTCCTTTTGGCCAACACTACGTTGTATCCTTTGTTCTCCAGTCCTACATCCAACATCGATACAATCCTTCCAACGCGTAGAAACTACACTAGCGGAATGGTATTGACTAGACCAGGTTGTTGTGGTAGCTTTGAAGAAAAGTACCAAGCGAATTATAATCGAACTTGCTGTGATTAACTATGTCTACACACAAAAAGAACTTAGAAAAGTTACGGATTTACCTAGAAAAGCAGAAAAATGAAAAGTTGGAACAGCATAAAAAGAGTATTAAAGGAGTTCAGCGAGGGTCACCCGCTCGTTAATTCCTTTGGTACCGGTGACATTTTAAACCCCGATAGTGCCGATATTACCAACTTTCTAACCCCTGGTGTTGATCGCGTGTATTATCCTTTGGTTTTTGCCCTTATGGATCGCGCAAGCTTTGTTTCAAATGGTATTACTATCAGTTCTTCTTTGGTATTCATGGACAAAATCGAAGAATTGCAGAAGGTTGCCGATATGCCGATGGGTGGCGATGCGACTGACTTCCAACAAAAGCAAATCGATGAAGTGATCAGTGATATGATTCAGCTATCAAGTGACTACATGGTTAAGTTTCAACGGACCTATGGACAAGATTTTGCAGTTGATGTGAACGCTGGCATTGAACCATTCGTCGATCGCTTTGGTGATCGCGTGGCCGGTGTACGTGTGACCATGAATTTCACCATGCCACTGGCAATGTCTTTGTGCGACTTACCTTCAGAACTAAATCCCGATACTTGCTATTACGGCACTTCTGCAACGAGTTCGGTAGCTGATTACTTGGATGGGAATATAATCTATGTACGAGCCCGAAAACCCTTCACAATAGCCTTCGATCCTAACGCAGTGACCAATGACTTCATTTGGTTTGCGGTGCCCGAAGATTACGCGTTCACGGTATGGCAAAGAAGCAATATTGACGTGGGTAACTTCACCGATTTATTTGAGTTGTACGACACGCAAGATGGGTACGACATTTGGATTTCACAATGGCCTACTGATGTAGTAACACCAATGACAATAAGATGATAAACATAACCGATAATTTTAGAGTAAACAAACCCGCTCCGATTGATGATCGCTTGGGTCCATTTGTATCGACAGCCTCGGCATTGAGTTCTATTGAAATAGACCGCCGTTATATTGGCTTGACGGTTATCATTGACGATGGAACTGGATCAGTTGAATATTGGTTTAAGGACGGCGTGGCCAATGGTGATCTTGAAGCAAAGTCAACAGGTGGCGGTGGTGGTGGTGTACCTTACACGGGTGCAACACAAAACGTCGATCTCGGCACGTACAATTTAACTGCCGATCAATTAGCGTTGAATGTAAATCCAACCGGTACGCTTGCAGTTGGTGCAACGGAATGGAACGATACGATAGGAAGTTCACAAACACTTCTGAAAGGTGGATCGGTTACTCTAAAAAATGGTGTTGATTTGGTCGCACGTGTGGTAAACAAAGTGAACCCAAACACCACACTAACGAAAGCCAATTACCAAGTTGTAAAGGTTACGGGTGCGCAAGGCCAAAGGTTAGCGGTTAATTTAGCGCAAGCAAATAACGACCTCAATTCAGCCGATACGCTCGGTGTTGTAACGGAAACGATTGCACCTAACCAAGAAGGTTTTATTTTAACTGTTGGCCAACTTGAAGGAGTAAACACAACCGGAAGTTTGCAAGGTGAATCCTGGGCCGATGGTGATGTGTTGTATTTAAGTCCGACCACTGCGGGGCGCATGACTAACGTAAAGCCGAACGGTTCTACGGGTCACATCGTTGTACTTGGTTACGTAGAATATTCGCACGCTAACAACGGAAAGATTTACGTTAAGATCATGAACGGTTGGGAGTTAGACGAACTTCACAACGTGTTTATTGACCCAGCAACGTTAGCCAATAACGATGCTTTGATTTACGAAAGTTCAACCGACCTATGGAAAAACAAGCAAGTAACCAAATCAATGGTTGGACTTGGAAACGTGGACAATACGAGCGATGCAAATAAGACGTTTTCAGCGTCCCAAATTACTTTGGGAACGTTCGATAAGGCACGCATCCCGAAAGTGATTCCTGCGGTTACTATTGCGCCATCAGCGTTTACTTCGGGAAATACTACTTCGGAAGTTATCATGTCAACTTTGACCATTCCTGCAAACACTTTGAACGTAGGCGATGTGATTCGTATTTGTGGGTTGATGACTTATAATACAACGGGAACAAAGTCACTTCGTGTTAAGTTTGGAACTACAACTGCGGGGGCTAGTTTATATTCACCCTCAACATTAGGGGCTTCTATTACATCAACACAAATAGATTTACTCGCAGTTGTAACGTTGTCAACAACTTTAAGATTTGCAACAAATACGGTCACAAATAATACCATTTATGGTAATAACGGTGGAGCATTGGTTAGCCAAACCATTGACCGTACTCAACCGATTAGCTTTATTATTACCGTTGCAAAAACAACTGGGTCTGATACCGTTACGTGCGAAAGTGCTTTCCTTGAAATTATTACATCATGATTTACGCAGTCACTAATTTAGAAGGTGTTACCACCTATGATTTAACCTTTGAGGATGCAATGAAATTGTATGTTGAAGGTTCACGTCTTTGGGCTTCCGAAAATGGTGGCCAAGTTTACTTTGAAATCTTTGTGCCATGAAGCAGTTACTACATGACCTCGGCATTAACCTGGGCTTATCCTTCGCTGGGTTCGCCGGTTCGCTCGTTATGATCGGTAAGAAAGAATTTTCATGGCGCAAAGCGTTGGTGAGTATTCCGAGCGGTGTGTTTTCTGCAAACTACCTTACACCGATTGTGGTTGAAGGTTTGGGGATGGAGAACGGATCAGCGGAATACGGTATCGCGTTTATCATGGGCTACCTTGGATTGAAAGGAACTGAAATATTTGCCACCAAATTTATCAAAAATGAAAAATCTTAAACTTTTCCAAATGAAAAAAGCAAATGAAATGTCCGTTATTGACCGCCTTAATGCGCCCACGCCTCCCTTTTTTAAGAAGCTTCGCACAATTGGTATCATGGTTGGTGTTGTTGGCGGTGCCTTAGCTGCCGCACCAGTTGCTTTACCGGTTGCTATTGTTTCTTTATCCGGGTACTTGATTACAGCCGGCAGTATTTTAACCGCTGTTTCCAGTATTACCGTTGACGATTCGAAAGAAAAGTAACTTTTATTTTTTGATTGCCACTTTGCGCCCGTACTTTTGAGTAGATAGTCATAAGTATCTATTTTTGGTTTTAACCCCCGCTCGATGTGTTTTCAGGCGGGGGTTTTTTATGAGCAAATTTTAACACTTCAAAAATATTTTCACTTTTATTTTGGAGTTTTAATTTTCTGTTATAAATTTGTGTTACCAAATTAAATGCTTATGAAAAATTTTAGCTCAAAGGTGCTTCCGAGCAACCTCAAAAAACTAGCCGATTGTCAAGGAGATTACGGTTGGGAAATCCTTGTAGGTCATTCAACCTATGACAAGCAATGTGATCCGGTAACGCATTACGCATGGCGCGAAGTAGAACAGATTTTTAGCTACCTTCGTGAAATCGGACATGAAGAGATTGGAGTTTCTGACTTCTTCAATCAAGAGATGCAATTCGTGTCCAATAGAAATAATCACTACGGATCGGTGGTAACGGATGGATGCTTCACGTGCCACGATGACCTTGTTTGTATTTCCTTCCGATTGAGCCGGCCTTCTTTTGAAACGTACAATGTTGTTTTTAACTATATCAAATGAACCAATTACAGAACTTAACACGGGGTCGCAAGCGCGCGACCTCGTTAGTGTCCAAGGACCTAGCAGAATCATGGGAAGCACAACGCATTACGCGTCAAATCCCAGTGACTTTTTTACCAGTATCGGCACCGACGTATCGCAAAGTGATATTGACCGGTGTGTGTGATCGGACGGTATTCATCAAGCTTTCAAATTTTTTCAAGGGGGGTGAGAAATGAAAACGGCAATTGAATGGTTAGAGGAAAAATTGAAGGAATCCCTTGGTGAAGACTTTGATCCAGTACGTGGGTATTTTGTTATGGCAAAGGAAATGGAAATGGAACAGATCATTGGTGCTTATCAATCCGATAGGGTTCCATGTTCAGAACAAGATGCAATATGGTACTACGTTGAAACTTACGGAGGTGAGAAATGAAACAGACAGCATTAGATTGGTTTATTGAACAATTATTAAGCGAAGAAGGTATTGACTTTATTCCTACATCATTTATTGTACAAGCCAGACAGATGGAGATAGAACAAATTAGAAGAGCGTTCTGTCATGGCGAAGTTGCCCGTGATCGAATCGACTCTATGGAATACTACATTGAAACTTACGGACATGAAAATAAGTAAACACATCACACTAGCCGAGGCCACAAAGAGCAACACGGCCACACGCCTGGGAATCGATAACACACCGCCCCAAGCAATCATTGAGCGAATGACTGAAACAGCCGAAAAGGTTTTCGAGCCATTACGCGAAATCCTTGGTGCAATCCGAGTGTCAAGCTTCTACCGATCACCGGACCTTAACCGTGCCATTGGCGGGAGTAAGTCAAGCCAGCACTGCCAAGGTGAAGCAATCGATATGCAAGCGTTGAACACATCCAACTTCCACCTATTTGAGGAAGCGTGCAAGCTACCCGAGTTCGATCAGATCATTTGGGAGTTTGGCACCTTGGATGAACCGGACTGGGTGCATATCAGCTACTCAAAAACACACAACCGCAAACAGATTTTAAGAGCCACCAAGATAGGCAAGCGAACCGCTTACGTACCATGGCAGAAAAAAATTTAAAAAAAAGTTTGCATAATTAATTTTCTCTTTTAATTTTGTGATACCAAAAATAAATACTTATGGAAAACATCAAGAACTTGGCGAAAGCTTTGGTTAAAGCAACCGCCCAAATCGAAGGAGCTTCTAAGGACAGCACCAATCCTCACTTCCGAAACAAGTACGCCGATCTTGCGAGCGTTACGGATGCCATCAAGAAGCCGTTAAACGATCACGGACTTACCTACTCACAAATCATTCACCGCTTAGAGGGTGGAGTTGGCGTAGAAACGCTTATCATTCACGAATCAGGTGAAACTATGTCGAACGGGATTGCGTTCGTTCCAGCGCCTAAGAATGACCCACACGGGTACGGCAGTGCGTTGACCTATGCAAGACGTTATTCCCTTTCTGCTTGCTTCGGAGTTATCCAAGAAGACGATGACGCGAACGGTGCAACTAATAAGCTACCTACGCAAGTGCCTAACAAGCCCATCACGAAACCAAGTGCACCACAAACCAAGCAAGCCCAGGTTAAGGAGTTACAGCCATTCACCGAAGAAAAGTATTTGAAGCTTGTAGAATTACACGAAACCGATCCAACACTATTAGAGAAGACGTGCGAGTACTACCGGATTACCCAAGAATGGAAGGAACGTTTTTACAAGGACACTAACAAGATTTGGAAATGATGACGGCTAAAATCTTAAATTCAGTCAAGAACCTATACCCCCATTTGTCAAACGCAGAGATTGCCGGCTTAGTCGGCATTTCTTCTGCGACAATTGTTAACTGGGCACGTAAGTACGGATGGAAGAAATCCGAAAACTTTAACGAAGTTCACAAGGTAGGATGTGGGAGGAAACGAAAGGTGCGAGATAATGAACCGGTGCACTATGACTATTGGTCCTTGGTAAAAGAATTCAAGATCGAGCAATGGGAAACACACGGAAGAAATCACCCCTTCTACCAACCAACACAAAGGCAATACAAATACACAAAAGAAACCGATGGAACTAATTAACCACACCGAGCAATTACTTTCGGGCATCACTGGAAGGTTGCAAGTAAAGGCTTTAGAAGAAGCGTTTACTACTCAAATTGAAGAAGGCTATACCAATCCCCTCGAGTTCGCCGTTCGCGCAAAGATGTTGATCGATGCTTTACAAAAGACGTTGGATAATACCAAAGAGTTGGCAATGACCGAGCAAATGAAGTACGGCAAACGTGCCGAGGTATTTGGTGCCGAGGTTACCCAGGTTGAAAGCGGTGTAAGGTACGACTATTCACAATGTAACGATTCAGTTTATACGACCTTGAAAGCTTTGTGTGAAGAGAATACCGCCCTATTAAGGGAGCGCGAAAAGTTTTTGAAGGCATTAACTTCTGCTTTGCCGATCGTAAACGAGGATGGCCAAATTGTGATCATTAAGCCACCGGTAAAACTATCAACCACAACGTTAAGAGTAACACCAACAAAATGAAATCGTTTAAGCCAATAATCAATGACTACGATTCGATGAACCGTATCATTCAAAACCAATCCAATCAACCAAAACATCGTGATGCGTTGGTGAAAATGATAGACCTTTTCAAAAAGAAACACGCAGCTCGATGCGAAAACCTTGAAGAAATGTCTTTTGTTGATGACCTTTGTAGACGCTTAAATCAAAAACTAAATGGAAACAACTAAACACCCACTAGATAACGACAAGTTTAAGCTTGCGTTTTTCAGAAACATCGTACTTATGCAATCACTTGCCGAAAGTATGGATGACCTAAAAGGAACACCGGTATATCGTCAGGCGATCAAGAACCAGTGCCAATCTTTGTCCTTCAATTTAATGTCAATTCTTAATCACTTTATCGGTGTGTTCTACAACGAGAACGAAGAGGATATGCTATTGATCAGTCGCGGGATTGATAAGGTAACAAGTTGTTTGTCGACGTGGCACCCATCCCAGTACATGGTGCTTGAAGAAGTGTTGAACGATATTGAAAGACAATTTGAAGATGCCAAGAAGATTGAAGCCGGAACAGATTGATTACATCGTCAAACACTATCCAATCCAGTACACGAGGGAAGTCGCACAGCACGTAGGAGTTTCCCTATCAGCCATTTACAACCTCGTATTCCGTCTTAAATTGAAGAAGGACCCAAAGTTTAAGTCTGACGAATTAAAGAAACAAGCCAGGGAATTAAGTGAGTTAGGAAAGGCGCACCGGTTTAAGAAGGGAGAAAAACCTATGAACTATGGAAAGAAGATGGCACCCGAGATTTACGAAAAGTGCAAAGCTACCATGTTCAAGAAGGGAGCAAAGCCACCAAATTGGAAGCCGGATGGATCGGAGCGAGTGGATGTTGAAGGGTACACAATGATCAAAGTCAATGGCAAGTTTATTCAAAAGCACGTCCACATTTGGAACCAACACCACGGCGAAGTACCCAAAGGAAGTGCGGTGATATTCAAAGATGGGAATAGACAAAACCTAATCATCGAAAATTTAATCCTTGTAACGCGAAGGGAATTGATGTTGAAAAATACCATTCAACGATACGATCCCGAGTTACAATTCACAATGAAAGTATTATCAAAACTAAAAAAGAAAATCAATGCCAAAGAACAAAATTGAAGACTTACGCAACCATTTGTTTGCGACTATGGAAGCTTTGTTGGATGAAGAAAAACCGTTGGAGTTAGATCGTGCGAAAGCCATCGCCGATATTGCCCAGGTGATTGTTAATTCAGCAAAGGTTGAGGTTGACTATGTGAAGGCCACCGAGCGCAGCCGCGCATCCAGTGGATTCTTTCCGGATAGTAACAATGGATCAATACTTTTAAACGAATAGAAAATGAGTAACTACCAAAAACCACAAAACCAACAAGACGTTGAAGCTTTGAAGTGGAAAATGTCCTACCTAGAAAATCAACTGGATGGAACGATGACTGATGAACAGTTCAATATCCGGCAGCAAATCTTTGAGATCAAGCAATTGATTGGCAAGGTTGAGCCGGTTCGGCCCGATGACTCCAACTTTGAATGTTTTGGATGCGGTTCGTAAGGTTTAAACTGACAAGACAAATACAAGAAAAACATGAATTATTTACCACAAAAACCGCAATCAAATATAGGTGCTGTTATGCGAGGTCTTGGATTAATTAAAGTTTGTCCAGATCCTGGGTGTGAAGCTGTGTATCATAATTGCCCGAAAAAGCACACTAAATGCAATGATTGCGCTGGGAATATTATGCAGATCAATGAAGATACTTTTTGGAAGAAGTTTTCAAATAACTGGTTTCAATATGATTTTGGAACGGGAGAATATTATCGCCCAAAAAAGACTTTTGAACAGTTGTCATTAGATTTCGCATAACTAATTTATTGACAATCAAAAAATGGTGTTATCTTTACACCAAGAAACAAAAGCAAATTAGCGGATTTGCCTACAATAAAAACTAATGGCCCTGCCTTGGACGTGTACCGCTATACCGTTCTTGGTGGGGTTTATTATTTATGAACCTAATCGATTACAATTTTCGCCTTAATTCGATCATTAAGGAAGGCATATTAACGACGAATGAGATCGCCTTGATGTTCGTTATTATCAACCTACAAAACACGCTTAAATCGGAGTTATTTGGTTTGCCTACCCGTACAACCTCGGCACATTTGAACCTATCAAATCCTACCTATTACCGTACCCTGGAAGGATTGCAAGCAAAGGGATTGATAGCAATTTTAGAGCCCGGAAAAAAGAACCAAGCACCCATTATTCGAATCACATTCGATAAAAAAATTTTAGCGAATCCGTTTAGCATTTCACAATTCGAAACGAATGCGATAAAAGAAAATGAACAAATGCTATCAAAAAATTTTATCGAATCCGTGCACATAAATAAGAAAGAAGAAAGAATCAAAAATAAAAAGAATACTAATAGTAGTAGTAGTATTAAGGAAAGTTTCCAAAATTTGAAACCTACCGACTGCAAAGACTACATCAACGAACAATTGGAGCTTCACCTTCACAACATCAAGCAAGCAACCGGTTACCCAGTGGAGCAAATACGAGCTGCAGTTGATACCTTTGTGAACTACCAAGAACTAGAAACAAAAATGTACCACTTCAAAAGCGATTCATTCAAGCACTTTGCCCACTGGATAAAGATTGTCGACCTCAACAAAGTAAACAAACCCAAAGAGAACCGACTAACCACAAGCAACATGACCGCCGATGAAATAGCCGAATTTGTAGCAAGCAAAATCATTAAATAAAAAACTATGACTATCAAACAAATGGAAAAAAAGGAAGCAATCAAGTTCCTAACCAATCAGCTCCTAAATCTTTACTCCTATTTTGGAAACAACGTAGGCATCGATGATAACCTAATACGCCAGGTGCAAACACTCCACGAAGACCTGGAAGTGTATCACTCCCTCACAACAGATCAGTTCGAAGAAGCTTTGAAGTTTGGCCGTAGAAATGCAACCGATTCATTCAAGCCTTCAATCCGGTTGATCATCCAGTGGGTTTCCCAGTACATGGTCCGGTTCAACAAGTCACACCAAACCATCCACCAACTGCCGGCACTACAAACCGAGGAAAAGAAATACAACATCAATTACTCCATGGCTCAACGCAAAGCATGGATTATTTCTTCCTACCGGCAATACCATGAAAACAACCGGGATATGGCCAAGTTCTTTGACTTCGGAGCGGTTACCTACGAAGCAATCTACGTGCACCACAGCTACGGACTTTTGAAAGAGCAAAAGGATTACTGTTTCGAAATGGCTAGCCGGTTAAACCTAACGATCATGCTCGGTTCCTTGGTATCACGAACTGGTGACCCGACCGACTTCCGCAACAACGCCAGTGCGTGCGCCTATGCGTGCAAGCTTTTCTTTGATCAGTTTCCAACAGAATCCGATTTGAGAACGGAATTGATGTACCATGAACCCGTAAGCAAAGATCATTTTGTGGCAGCATACGAAAAGACACCGCTCCTGGTTAACTATTTTGAAAAAAGAAACCAACCTTTTTAAAAATAATTTGCACAATTGATTTTCATTACTATCTTTGTAATACCAAAAACAAACTTATGACAAATTACATCGTAAAACGCGTACCAATGCAAGCGCACATCGGCACTGAATTGAATTATCACTGCCTTTCACAAGAAGTTACTGAAATGAATTTCGTAGAACAGTGTGACAAATTTGAAATCATCTATCATCACGACAAAATGGTTGCATTTTTTAAATCCAGCGATACTGAATTTTCAGTTGGTGGTGTTGGTTATGACTACCGGATAACAATCCAAAAGATTGAAGCATAACAAAACAACAGTTAGGTGGCGAAATGGTTACGCGAGGTTTTTAGATGAAACTACAAAATCTTAAAAGTAGGTTCGAATCCTACCCTAACTGCAAATTAAATCCATGATCAAACGCTCAAAATACAACAACAAGAAAACAATTATTGACGGCATCACCTTCGATAGTAAGAAGGAAGCCGATAGATACGTTTCTTTGACGCTTAGAGCGAAGATCGGGGAGATACTGGACTTACACCTTCAGACGCCCTTTGTCTTCGCTTTAGACGGCAAAAAAATGTTCACGTACAAAGCAGACTTCGTTTACTACGACAAAACGCTAAGTAAGACTATTATTGAAGACGTGAAGGGAATGAGAACGCCGTTGTACAAACTGAAAAAGAAACTAATCGAAAACCAACACCAAATTACAATTACGGAAACATGACCCATCCATTTGACAAATACAAATACAATCGATTTGGCTTTGAAGTAGGTCAGGAACTGGAATGGTTTGAATGGTTGCACAACTACCGTGCATCGCTCAAAGAATACCGAAGCCAACTGAAAAACGAACGCTTTGAAGACGAGGAAGTATTAAAGCGGTTTATTGCAGTCAAGGAAGAGTTAATCCAAATATCCCAAACCATCCACACCTTTGCATCCAAGATTGCATTCCGACCTTACCACAAAGCTTTCTTAAAATCCACAAAAATAGACAAGGCAGAACTATTGAAGTTCAAAACTATCCTGTTAAAAAACTACGAAGAAAGCGAAAGTAAAGACGCAAAGTATTATCTTTCAATCATTAAATCATAACCATGGAAACAATTACAATATCAGTGGTGAGAAAAACCAATGAGGAAACCACCACAATGACCGTTGAATATCCGTACACTGGCGGTTATCCTGACCTTGAAAAGTTTATTTATGAAACGCACTTCATGACTTATAGGTTAGGCTTTGCAGATAAGACTGTTGAGGAAGCTTTCCAAAACGTAAAACTTTAACCATGGAAAAAGTAGTAAAAATATCTTTGGAAACAAATAGTGAACAAAGAACCGAATGTTATTCAAATAATTTTGACTTTGATAGTGATAATTTCTGCATTCAAGATATACTTACTATCACTTGTGAAAATTTAAAAAAAGCGTTTGGAATAAACGATGACGATGTTATTAAATTGCTTGCTTCATCCAAGGAATTTTATGAATTAAAGCGTAAAGCAGAACATGAAGAGAATTACCCTTCAATGTTAAGACATAAAACCAAAGGTAATTAACCATGGAAACAACCAAGTACGGGCGCAACATCGTTTCAATCCGATGCACCGACGGAGATCAGTTCCTTCTGCTTTCCGATTTGCACTTCGATCATCCTAAATGCCGTCGTGACCTACTCCAAGAACACATCGAGAAAGCCATTAACCTGGGTGCTAAAATCCTAATCAATGGTGATTTCTTTTGTATCATGCAAGGAAAGTACGACAAGCGTGCGAGCAAAGACGATATTAGGCCTGAACATCAAGGCGGTAATTACTTTGACTTGGTTGTTAACGAAGCAGTTGAATGGTGGGCAAAATATGCCGACCATTTACTTTTTGTGGGGTACGGTAATCATGAAACGGCAGTGAGCAAACGCCACGAAATAGACCTCACCGAGCGGTTCGTTTCTTTGCTCAATTACAAAACAGGTGCAAATGTTTTGAATGGTGGTTATGCCGGTTGGATTGTGTTTACTGTTAGCCGTCCAAGTTCAACGGCTCAAATCAACTTCAAACTAAAATACCACCACGGGCACGGTGGCGGTGGTGTGGTAACAAAGGGAGTTATTCAACACCAACGCATGGGCGCACAGGTTGACGGTGCCGATGTTCTTTGGATGGGGCACGTTCACGAACTTTACCATCACATCAATATCAAAGAAACAATCAGTCCAACATCACCTTACGAAGTGAAGCAACGCATCCAACACGATATTAGAACATCAACTTACAAAGACGAGTTTACCGATGGAGCTTTTGGTTGGCATATCGAAAGAGGTGCGTATGGTAAACCGATCGGCGGTTATTTAATGCGACTAAATTTCATTCGTGAAGTGAAGGAAAAAGAGCGCAATTACATTGCACCTGATTTTCAAGCAATTTATTCAAACACCTAAAAATATGGCAAAACCAATTTTTTTAATGGGCATCAATCGTGGTGGTGTGACTAATGAAATTTATAACACTATACAGAAACAATTAGAAGAGAAACTTCCAGATTATCACACGTTTGTTTATTTTACAAATTCCAACGAAATAGAATTTAAATGTTTTTATGAAAAGG